CTCGACTATATCTCCCCGACACAGTCCGAACCGATGCTGGACAGTCCGTTTAAGACCCGACCCAGTCCAGACCAATGACAACTAAGCCCAGAAAGTCCAAAGCCCTACGAGGGGCAACCAAGCCAAGGCTTCACAGCCCACTTCTCAAAGGCGAAAACAAGCTGCAAGATGTGAAAGACCTCTGCGAGATTGTGAAGATGCCGCTTATGCCATGGCAAGAGTTCGTGTTGAAGGACATGCTTACCGTGGACAAGAAGGGCATGTGGATTCGCAAAACAAACCTGATTTTAGTAGCCCGGCAGAATGGAAAGACCCATTTAGCGCGTATGCTGATACTGGCACACCTGATTAAGTGGAACACCAATGTCCTTATTATGAGCTCGAACAGATCTATGGCACTCGACACATTCCGACAAGTAACTAGCCTATTGGAGACCAATGACCACCTTAAAGGATTCGTCAAACAGATCAGACATGCAAACGGCACAGAGTCTATTGAGATGCTATCTGGAGCAAGGCTTGATGTTGTCGCAGCAACTAGAGACGGCTCTCGCGGTCGATCAGTCAATGGATTGCTCTACATCGATGAAGTCCGAGAGATCACAGAAGATGGATTTAGAGCTGCTACTCCTACAACTAGAGCTCACCCAAACTCTCAAACGCTTCTTACCTCTAATGCAGGAGACGCTTTCAGCACTGTACTCAACGACTTACGGGAAAGAGCTATCGACTACCCACCCAAGTCTTTTGGATTCTATGAATACTCAGCACCGCAGTACTGCAAGATAGACGATCGCAATGCATGGGCTTTGGCTAACCCCTCTTTGGGATACACCATCACAGAAGAAGCGATTGAAGAAGCGATTGCTACTTCACCGATTGAAAACACGCGTACTGAGACTCTTTGCCAATGGATCGATTCGTTAAGTAGTCCTTGGCCTCATGGAATCTTAGAGGACACATCCGATAGCACGCTTGAAATGGCTGCGGGGGCTTATACTGTATTCGGTTTCGATGTCAGTCCGTCACGCAGGAACGGATCATTAGTCGCTGGACAACTTCTTCCAGATGGACGGATTGGCATTGGAATCCTAGAGACTTACAGCTCTCAAGTTGCTATCGATGAGCTAAAGATGGCAGCAAGTATAAAGGCTTGGTGCGACATCTATAAGCCACGCCTAGTTTGCTTTGACAAATACGCTACGCAGACCATCGCAGATCGCTTGGCTAATGCTGGAGTTATGGTCGAGGATGTTTCGGGTCAGCAATTCTACAAAGCCTGCGGTGACTTGCTAGAAGGCTTAGTTAATCATCGAGTAGTCCACAATGGACAGACAGAGTTGATCCAGCAGATGAATAACTGCGCAGCCAAGGTCAATGACTCAGCCTGGAGAATCATCAAACGCAAATCGGCCGGTGATATCTCAGCACCTATTGGCATTGCCATGGCAGTTAGCAAGTTAATGATCCCTCAACCTAAGCCACAGATTTACACCTAGACACACCCTATGTAATATGTCAAATGCTTGACATGTGCTACCATTTATGTCTATGGGTAAATTATTGCAGGCATTTGGGCTAGAGCCTAAGACACAATTACAAGCTCAGGCCGCACCGCAGGTTCTCGGTGAATATTCACCTTATGCAATGCCGTTTCAGACTGCATACATTGGCAGAACAGAAGCAATGTCAGTACCCGCACTTATGCGTTGCCGCAATTTACTTGCTGGCACAATCGGTGCGATTCCATTAGAGCTTTACAGAAAATCTACTAATGAAGAATTAGGTTCACCTGCATGGTTAGAGCAACCTTCTTATTCACAGCCGCGATCCGTAACGATTGCATGGACTGTCGATTCATTGCTTCTATATGGTCAAGCATTCTGGAAAGTTGTCGAAGTTTATCAGGAAGATGGTCGTCCATCTCGCTTTGAGTGGATCGCTAACAATCGAGTGACAATTACACTCGATAGCACAAATACTTTTGTTAGATCTTATGCAGTCGATGGCACTACATTACCAATGGATGGTCTTGGATCTCTCGTTACATTTCAATCATTAAACGATGGAATTTTAAACACCGGTGCTTCAACAATCCGCGCTGCTATTGATGTTCAGAAAGCAGCTGCAATCGCAGCAGCTACCCCAATGGCAACTGGTTACATTAAAAACACAGGCGCAGATCTAGATCCTAAAGAAGTTTCCGGACTTCTTGCTGCATGGCGTAACGCTCGCAACAATCGTTCAACTGCATACCTAACATCTACTCTTGAATATACTCCAGTCTCATTCTCACCTAAAGACATGATGTACGGAGAAGCAATTTTTAATCTTGCTACCGAAATCGCTCGTCTATGCAATGTGCCTGCTTACTATGTTTCAGCAGATCAGAATAACTCTATGACTTATGCGAATGTGCAAGATGAGCGTAAGCAATTCTTGACATTATCTTTACAACCATTCATTACAGCGATTGAAGATCGCCTGTCTATGGATGACATCACAGCCCGTGGCAATGTAGTGAAGTTTGATATTGATAAGAACTTCCTGCGTACTGATCCACTTCAAGAATTGGCAGTCATTGAAAAACTGCTAACGCTTAACCTGATTACCCCAGAGCAAGCAATGGAAATGACTGATCTAACACCTAACGGAAATAATGGTCTAGTATGAATCAAGTAATTACCTTCTCAGCTGATCTCACAGCAGACTCAGCCAATCGCACAGTATCAGGCAAGATTGTGCCACTTAATGTTGAAGCAGGATCTACAAATATGGGCAAAGTAATCTTTGCTTCTGGATCTATTGCTATCGAAGATCCAAAGGCAATCAAGTTGCTAAGCCAGCACGATAACAAGAAGCCTCTAGGTCGCATGGTTTCATTTAGCGAATCAGAGAACTCAATCGATGCAGTATTTTCAATCAGCCGGTCACAACGCGGCACAGAAGCTCTAATCCTTGCAGAAGAAGGATTGCAGTCAGGTTTATCAATCGGGGCAGAAGTCCTAAAGTCAAAGATCAAGGATGGCGTGACATATGTATCCGCTGCTCGCTTGGTCGAAGTAAGTTTAGTAACAGAGCCAGCATTCAAGTCTGCTCAGGTTACTGATATTGCGGCAGAAGAATCTGTCGTAGAAGAATCAACCCAACCAACAGAAAGCGAGACAGCCACCGTGGAAGAAACCACTCCAGCAGTCGAAGCAACACCAGTTGAAGCACCAGCGGTCGAAGCTGCTCGCCCAACTGTTTCAGCAGCATACTACACAAAGCCACGCATTGAAGTTACAGCTGCTAAGTACGCAGAAAACACAATCCGTGCAGCTCTAGGTGACGACAACGCTCGTCAATACCTACGCGCAGCAGATGACACAACAGATAACGCAGGACTTGTTCCAACACGCCAACTATCTGAAATCATCAACCCACTATCTACAACAATCCGTCCTTCAATCGATGCAATCTCTCGCGGGGTGCTTCCAGATGCAGGTATGACTTTTGAGATTCCAAAGATCACAGCAGTGCCAACTGTTGCGATTGAGCCAGAAGGCGATGCGTTCAGCGACACAGATCAGAACGCTTCTTTCCTATCTGTAACAGTACAGAAGTACGCAGGACAACAGACATTCTCTGTTGAATTGCTAGATCGTACATCTCCAGCATTCTTTGATGAGCTAGTGCGCAACATGGCAGCAGCTTACGCAAAGGCAACTAACGCAGCAGTTAATGCGGCACTTATCTCAGGTGCAACAGCAGATGCAACAACAACAGTCACATATCCAACAGCAGCAGAATTGCTAGGAATTGTTGCTCGCGGTTCAGCATCAGTCTATGCAGCAACAGCAGGACTACCTAACCCATTCGCTCGCAACATGGTGGTCTCAACAGGACAATGGTCTAACATCATGTCATTGAACGATGCAGGTCGCCCAATTTACACAGCATCACAGCCAATGAACGCTGGCGGTCAAGTATCACCAACATCACTAACAGGTAATGTTGCAGGACTTAACCTCTATGTAGATCCAACAAACGGTGGCGATGGCGATGGAACAATCCTTATCGTGAACCCAGATGCTTACACATGGTACGAGTCACCAACATACCGCCTACGCGCAGAATCAACAGCTAACGGATCAGTTACAGTTGGTTACTACGGATTCGGTGCTATCGCAACTAAGGTTGGCGCTGGCGCATTTAAGAACAACAAGGCGTAAAAAACTCACTAAGTCGCTCTGGGGAGTAGTAGCCCTCTACTCCCCAGAGTCTTTAGAAAGGACATCATGGCACTTACAACAGTTGCAGAACTCCGTAGCACTCTCGGAGTCGGTACTTTGTATCCAGATGCAACCCTTCAAGAAGTATGCGATGCAGCAGATGCAGTTTTACTTCCTATGTTATGGAGTCCTACTTATTTCACAGTAGCGCATGAAAATATTATTGGACAGGGCACTCTTTACTTTAACGATCCTATTAAAGAAATTTTTTATATAGGTCAAACAGTAACAATTTCTAATTCTGGATCTTCTTACAATGGCAGTAAAGTTATTACAGCCGTTGGAGATTATTCAATCAGCATGAATACGAATCACACAACAGCGCAGCCTAAGCACGCTATCGCTCCTTATGGCTCAGTCGCTTCAAGAACATACACAGACTGGACAACAGACACAGCAGTTCAGAATGCAGCTTTAATGATATCTGTTGAAATCTGGCAAGCGCGTACAGCCACCCTTTCAGGCAGTAACGCTGTCGATTTCCAGCCAAGCCCTTACCGAATGAGCGCACAGCTTCTCGCTAAGGTGCGAGGATTGATCGCTC